AACAAAGCTAACGCAAGGTGTATCACAGGTTTCTCTGGTACAAGCAGGTTGTCAGAGTTGTCTGTTAGTTCTGCTTGTCTTTTAATCACGTCAAACCTAAGTGTGTACGCATCGACAGGTCTAGGGCTAACAAGGATCTGAGTGTCACTGTTGCTGTCAAGACCATCATACGTGTAGTACCTAGGAGATCCTTCTACTACGTCATTTATGTACAACTGTTCGTTAAACCAATCTTTAGTTTGATAACCGATGAAACAATTCTGGCTGTCGTTGAGTGCAGACATAACTTTTACATTGTCGCCACAGCCAGTTAGTGAGTACTGATTGTCGTCTGCAGTAGTAGTAATAACTATAGTTTCACGCAGTGCTGACCAGTCGTTTGATTCTTCAACAATAGTCTTAGCATCGTTGATAAAGTCACCAGCCATCTTTGAGTAAGTACTTTCGTTAACACTGCTTACTTCTTCTTCACGCAAACGACGCAGTACGTTGTTCATTATGTTTAGGTACGTCATACTAGCATTCCCGGTTTTCTAGGCGATCTTTGTGGCGCTCTGCCAAACATTAAAAGCCTGTCTACTTCTTTTTGATAATCAGTTTTTGGCGTCTGTTGAACCATTTGTACTTGTTGCGGTGCGTACTCAAGTTTTTCTAAGTACTTTTCATAAGGTTGTGGTCTAGGCGCTGCTGCTCCTCCGCCTCCTCCTAAAGCTCCTAAGAGTCCTGTAGACGCTACAATAATGTCTTCAAGTCTTTGGCTTTCTTCTCCAACACCTGTAAGAATGTCCTCTTGTCCTGTAAGAATATCCTGTTGTCCACCAAACAGACCTTCTTGGCCTCTAAGGATGTCTTCTTGACCAGCCTCTAGACCACCTAAGCTAAGGTTTAAATTAGTAGTCAAAGTTTCAAAAGCAGTGTCTACGTCTTCTTGTGTTGACACCCCTGTTAACGCCGTGTTTAACAGGTCTTGTACTTGGTTTTGCGTTAAGTTATCAGGTATTAAACCAGATATTTGATTTAACTGGCTTTCAGTAAAGTTAAACCCAGTTAGTGCGCTTTGGACATCTTCAGGTGTTGCAAACCCTAGACCACTAATGGCGTTAGTAATTGTATTTGTAGCGGTCTCTAAATCAGAGCCTAACGCTACTCCAGACAAAGCAGTAGATAAAGAGCTATTAAGGTCTGCTAAAGTTAGTCCTTCAGGAATAACTCCTGCTATCTGATTAAGTTGGTCCTCACTAAACCCAAACTGTGCTAGTGCATTTCTAACGTCTTCTGGCGTAGCAAAAGCTAGACCACCGATTGCGTCTGTAATAGTCGTAGTAGCGGTATCTAAGTCAGTACCTAAAGCTATTCCTGACAAGGCAGTAGACAACGAATTGTTTAAATCCGCAATGCTTAAGCCTTCAGGGATAACACTAGCAATTTGATTAAGCTGTTCTTCGCTAAAGCCAAACTGTGCTAGGGCTGTTCTTACGTCTTCAGGTGTTGCAAAGGCTAGACCACCAATAGCATCAGTGATTGTGGTAGTCGCTGTGTCTAAATCAGTGCCTAGTGCAATACCTGACAAAGCACTGTCTAACGCTGTTGTTACGTCAGAAAGACTTAAGCCTTCTGGTAGTGCACCTACGATCTGCTGTAGTTGCGCTTCGGTAAAGCCATAGTTAGCCAAGATGTTTCTAACGTCGTCCGGGCTTGCTACGTCAAGACCACCAATAGCATCAGTAATGGTTGTAACTGCAGCCTCTAAATCAGTGCCTACTACGACTCCTTCTAAAGCAGTGTTTAAGTCCGAAACACTAAGACCCTCAGGAAGCGCATTTACAATTTGCTCTAGTTGTGCATCAGTAAAACCAAACTCTGATAAGGCTGTTCTTACGTCTTCTGCTGTAGCAAACGACAATCCGCTTATGGCGTCTGTAATAGTAGTCGTAGCAGTGTCAAGGTCAGTGCCTGTAGGAATACCAGATAGCGCTTCAGTTAACGCAGTGTTTAACTGAGCTACCGTAAGGTTTTCTGGAAGCACTCCTGCAATCTGCTGTAACTGCTCTTCAGTAAAACCAAATTCTGCTAAAGCCGTAGTTATGTCTGCTGGAGTTGCTAAACCTGCTGCTGCTATTGCATCTGTAATGTCCTGAGGTGTCGCTAGACCTGCTGCAGTAAACGCATCAGCAATGTCCTGAGGTGTCGCTAGACCTGCATTAGTTAACGCTGTAGCTATGTCATCCGGTGTTGCTAGTCCGGACTCAGACAAGGCTGTAACTAAGTCTGCTGGTGTTGCGTACCCTGCATTAGACAAAGCAGTAACCAAGTCTGCAGGGGTTGCTAAACCAGCCGCTGTTAAAGCGTCAGTAATGTCCTGAGGAGTAGCAAAACCTGCGTCAGCCAAAGCAGTGCCAATGTCTTCCGGAGTTGCAAAACCTGCGTTAGCTAATGTAGTAGCTAGGTTTTCTGGTGTCAACAAGTTAGCTTCAGTTAAAGCAGTAACAATGTCTGCTGGAGTTGCAAACCCTGCTTGTGCAATACCGTCTAAAATATTTTGTTCTGTTTGACTTAACTCTTGCTCAAAAAGATCTGCTACAGTTGTGTCTGGTTCAGGCTCTGGTTGTGGCTCTGGTTGTGGCTCTGGTTGTGGCTCTGGTTGTGGCTCAGGCTCAGGGGCTGGTTCAAAAGTAGTTGTTGTGTCGTCTATAGTTGTGTCAGGGTCAATAGTATCATCTTGAGTAATGTCTACTACTTCTCCATTAATAGCAGCATTAGCTAAGTAGTCGTACTGTGCGTTAGGCTCTAAAGTGTCCCAGTTGTCAGGAAGTACTCCTCCTTCTGCTTCATAACGATCAATCAATACGTCCATAGGGTATTGATAGATGTCTTCCTGAAGGGCGTAGAAGGAGTAGTCATCTACTAAAGACTGATACGTACCTGAACTAAGGGTTTCTAAACCAGTGCTTTCTAGCTGCTCTCTAGTGTACTGAGCGTCAACATCAAAAACAAACTCTTCACTTTCTGCTAACTGAAAGTACTCGTCCTCTGTTTTGTTAACAAAGTAGTTGTCACCTCTATGGGTAAACACAAGGGCAGGGTCTTGCTCTACTTCTTCGCTAATAGGAGGAAACTGATCTTCAGAAGTGCTGAAGTTTGAAGTTAATACATTGCGTGCTGCTCTATAAACACGAGGATCAGTAATAAGAGGAGGAAGCCAAGACGGAATATTAGGAAATGTTGTTCCAATAACTCCACCAAGAACAGCGCCTGCTTTAGTTGGGTCTGAAACTGCTCCTACAACTCCAGCTATGACTTCCCCTACTTTTTCTTCAATTACACCAGCAGCAGCTTCTCCAGACCTTACAACAATTTCACCAATGTCGTTTAGTACTTCGCCAATGTCCCCTTCTTCCCATGCCTCATCAATACCTGAGTTTTCAATTATTTCTCCTACTTTGTTTACAGCTTGTTGTATTGTAGGAAGAAATATTACACCAGCAGTGGGGAGCCAGTTTGGAAGAGAAATGCCGGGAATGTAAGGAACCATTACGTCCAAAAGACCTTCACGGTACTCGTTTTCAGTTACAACATTGCCTTCTACGTCTCTTAAAGGTTCTCCTGTTTCTGGGTCATACTGTACTACAGGGACAGATTCTCCAAAAATTCTACCGCCTGTGTTTTTTATTCTTTCAAAATCACCTGTTACACCAGCACCACCAGTTATAACAAGTTTATCGTCTACTACTGCGGCAGGAGGAGTACTCCCAGCACCACCAACAAATGACTGAGCATTAGCTTCTAAAATACTAGTAACCAAAGGCCCCGGATCTTCCATGTCTGCAAGAGCTTCTGGATTATCAACCATTGTGTCAACAATAGTTTGGGCTTCGTTTCTTGCTTGCTCAATAACAACCCCTAAGTTGCTTCTAACTGTTTCTCTGTCAGCAGGAGCAATTTGAGTGTTTTGAGCCATTACACGATCTAATATTTCTTCAAGCGTTTCTTCTCCCCAAAGAGAGTAAGCGGCTTCTGCCATTCCTTCTCCAGTAAGGAAGGCATCCATTAAACGCTGAGCTTCAATTATATCGTCTGCTGATGGCATTCCGTCCCCACCAAAAGAAGGTCGAGAGTCAGACAAGAAAGCATTGGCTTGGTTTAGCGTGTCAAATTGCTGAGTTGTGCTTCCGGGATTATCAATACGATAATCATTTAAATCGGCAAAATTATCAAAAAGTTGATTGTCATATACGTAATATGCCATAGTTTACTTCTTCCAGTTAGCCAGACCACGCAGGCCAAATGACGCTGCCACAGCAGCACCTAAGAATCCTTTGTACCACTCAGGCATAGCGTCTAGAGCAGCAAACCCGTCCATCACTACAGGTACCATAGATGGAAAAAACGCAAGTACACAAGGGACTGAGAACAAAATGGTAAACCACTCGTCTTTCCAAGAGTTAGCTGCATTGTTAGCGTGGATGTTTTCCCAGTTACCGTCTTGCTGAATATCTACCATCTTAGCTTCATGGACAGCCTTTTTTTCTTCTGCCTTACGCTCAAAGTGTCCAGTAACCAACGACGCCAATGGTCCAAT